AGGGCGACTTCACGTCGTCAATCAGACTAGTTTGACGATCCTCTAAGCTACCAATTGCTTGGTCTTGTGCCTCTTTTACTCTTTGTTGGGAGTCAGCAAGCTCCTCTTTTGCTTTGTCAATATTCGATTGAAGTGTGTCAACCAGCTTTTGTTGTTCAGCCTTGATATTGGCTCGCTCTTCGATACCTTGCGCCTTCAGCGTTTCGCTCTCAGCTTGTAACGATTCTTTGACGCCAGTCAGTCGCTCTTCTAAAGCCTTCACAACTTCTGATCGCTCAGCAGCTTGTGCAGCCGCCGCTGAAGCTGTTTCTTGTTCAACCTCTTGCCTAAGCTCTGCCAAAGCAGCGTCACGCGCAGAAATTTGGCGAGCTTCTGAAGCTTCTTGTGCTTGAATGATCTGTGCTTGACCTGCTTGTTGTGCTTCCGTCAATGCTGCTTCGAGATCACCAAGCCCTTGTTCACGAGCTTCGCGAGTCAAATTTTCTAGTTCATCAAAACCAGCTTCACGAGCTTGACCTAGCCTGTCTGCGAGATCGGTCAGGCCCCTTTCACGCGCTTGATTCTGAAGCTCATCAAGCTTTGAAATAGCCGCCTCACGAGCTGCTGTCTGTCCAGACTCTGCGTCTCTTTGTCGCTGAATTAAATCTTCAAACCGCTCATTCAACAAAGCCTCTTGCTCTGCTTTTTGTTCCGCCAACATCTCTCGATATTGTTGCGCTTGGTTTTTTGCAGCGTCGTCTGCGAAATCCAAAGTCCGCAAAGTAGGCGTCGTGGGCGCCGGACCTGCACCTCGATCAAAAACTGGACGATTCAGCAGAAAGTCTTGTAGCCCAGCAAAAGGTGATGCCTGGCTCGCGTACTCTGCTGCTGCTCTGTCAAGTTCTGATTCAGCCATCTACATCACCAATTTTTACATGACCAATAGCTGGCGGCAAAAACGTCCTTTTTCTTTTCTACCGCATCGCAAGAATGACGAGCGCGAAAAGATTTGCGCCGGTCTGGTTGGTCTTTTTTGATGGACATTTTGGGATCGCCATAACGCACAATTTTGACTTGATCGCCTTTTTTTGCCAACACAGCAAATTTTTTGTTTTTGCCCGGCGTTCGTTTTTGTTGGTTGTAGCCGGGAAAGGACTCACCTCGGTAGATGAGCCTGCCCGACTTGGTTCGCTTTACGTCACTCGTATCAGCCATAAGACTTTATCAATTCTAAAATGATCATATATGTGTCACCGCTTGAGTGGCCGACCGTCGTGAAATCCAAATCACCCGTTTTACCGCTACCCGCGTTATTCGGTATCCCAGAAAAATCACTATAGTCGTGGTAACCGTTCGAGTCTTCACTCAATCCGATTGCTAACACGTTCGAGGTAGCATCAAACTCAATTTTGACGCTCAAGCCAGTGCATTGCCACCAAATACGGTTGATTTGAACACCAGAGCAGGCGACTCCGCGAGCGTTGCTGTTCAAAGCAGACACATCAACCTTTTTTACTGCCGACTCACCTGTACCGTCGCTGGCGTTGGTGAACTTCAAGATGGCGATTCGCTGGCCGTCTTGAATAGTTTGGCTCGTTACAGCATCAGCCATAATTCACCCCCTATAGTTCCGTTGAGGCGGTGCGTTCTTTCATCGCAGTGATGTAGTCAACGGTCATGACCTTCGCCGCTGCTGCGCCATTCTGAATGCCGAAGCTCACAGTCAAATCTTCGTCGTCTGGTGCGTTAGTTGATACAACCGTACCGACCGCCGCATTGTTCTGGAAGACGTGAAATAACTGGTCTTTCGGATCGAAGACGAAACCAACGGTCATGAACGTGTCGTCAGCCATCACCGTAGGCAGGTTCAAAGTCGATTGCGTGCCGTCTTTTTCGACGATGAACTGCAAAGTCGTGCTGCCATCAGTCAACAAAAAGAAAATGCCATCGCTTACGTCTAGCGGAGACGTGTCAGTGATTTGCAAGCCAATGACTACATCACTGGCATCAGCATCTGAGGTCTTGAATCTAGCGTTAAAAGCGAGTTGCTTACCAGACTCAAACTTGAAGCCTTCTTTGACAAGTTGAAGGAAGTCGTTGTCGTTATCGGCATCGTCGTTTGTGATGACTAAAAGGCCACCATCTCCGTCACCCAACGCCTCAGAGGCGTTGCCAGATCCACCCTCTGTGGTGGTGATGGTCCAGTCGCTTGCCAAATAAGTGTCAAAGTCGTTGTGGTAAACGTGATATTTGGATGGGGAAGGCATCTTGAGTTTTCCCAGCGTGCTGCTGCTACCTACGTTGGTCACCCCACTTGTGAAATGAGTTGTCATACAGTTCTCCTTGTTGAACCAGTGATCAGCCTATCTGACCACCATTTGACTCTTTCAGTTTAGGTCAATCGCAGACACAAAAAAAGGGGGCTGTGCCCCCCTTTTGAACGATGGTATTACGCCCCTTGTGAGCCGAACACACCCCTCCAGTCGGAAAACCCGAATGAATATCGTTCGCGAGCCTTATACCTTATGTTACCTGTTGTAAAGTCAGGCTCCATGCTGGTTTCCATCGGCGTGCGCTGGAACATCTTGAGACCTTCACCAGCGTCGGTGACAGTCGTCAAAACGAAGAAGGCATCAGGGTCAGTCAGATAGTGATTGACCGTATAGCCGCCAGACAATACGCCAGTATTGCGAATCGCGTTGATGTCGTTGTCAGCAGTGCCTGAACGCAAAGTCGAGTTCAGGATGCGGTCTGCAACGAATACCAATTGAGGCGGTACAACAAGTTTGGTTGCCTGCACTGAAATTGTAAGACCTTTGTCATCCGTAAACGTACTGATGCTAATCAGGGCATCTTCCAAACTCGTCTCATTTAGGTCAGCCATCGTGGTTGCGCGGTTAGCCGCTGTGCCACCACCCGCAAGCGGGTGTGCTGTGTTGATTAACGATACGCCGTCGCCGCCAGTAAATGAACTGCTGAAAGCGTTGTTCAGAACGTCTGCGCCTTTCACCTCTTTGGTGTTGGCCATAGATCGAGCTAACGCTTTTACATACCGCTTACCTAAACTGTCGTAGAGATTATCTTCCACCGCTTCATCGGTTAACGCAAACGCTAAGGCGATTGTGTCATGCGTGTAGCGAGCAGAAAAGGACTCGGAAGCGTTGTCAAAGACTACGCCTTGTCCCTCTGTTTTCACAGGGGCTGAACCGAAGCCCGTAATTAAAACCTCTTCCTCGAAGGCGCGCTGAGAATCCTCTAATGCAAACAGTTCCTCATACTCGCGGTCGTAAGAATCGTAGCTCATTCCAAACAATGCGTTTAAGCCGGGTTCCAATTCTTTCGCTAATTGTGCTCGTGAAATTGCCATGTCCCAGCCTCCTTATGCTAAGCCAGCGCCTTTCACACCCATAATATGGTTTTGAATAACCACCATTACGTTTGTGTTGGCACTTGCAACGTCTGAGTTATCGGGATCCTGGCTGATATCAATAGCCTTGAGAGGCAACGTGGTGGTAGTAGCACCCGTTGTCACGTCAAGCTCTGCATTTGATCTGCCAGAAGCGGTATCGCCCGTAGTGGACTGGTCAACGATGTCAAAATTCCCGAACAAATCTGCTACGGGGAACGTATCGTCGGCCTGAACCTCAAAAACCACGTCAGGGTCATCGATTACAAAAGCGATGATGTCTGCAGCGGCGATTGAGCCGGGATAAAAGTTTTTGAACACTTGCTCACCAGAGGTGGGGTCTGTGTATTGAACTCCATTGAACACCCCAATTACTGGGACAGTCGATGAGGCAGCAGCTCGTCCTACAACACCAGCAGTCAACTGCTTCACCAAGTCGCCTTGGAAAATTGCACCTGACTGATTGTTGGCGATACGATAACGAGATTGACCACCACTATATGGAGCGCCACCCATCATGCGGGAGGGCTTCAAACCAAATGCGGCATTTTTGTTAGCCATTTAGGTTCTCCTAGTTTTTGCCAAAAGTTACACGGGAGTCCCTCTGTGGATCGTACTTGACGTAACGGCTGTCTCCACGAGCCTCATTGAACATGGTGTTGTCCAATGCGTCCTTCGCTTCTTGAGTTTTATTCGAGTAATACTCGTTTCGCTCTTCCACCGTTTCGTCAGGTATTTTCGCCAGAAGTAACCCTTCGTTATAAATGACACCAGCATGTCTGCCGTCCTTATCCATAGTCGGAAGCGTGTCCGCCCACTCTGCTGGAAGATCAGTTGCTCTCACAAGCTCCCATCCTTCCCTCATGCGGCGCGAGACATTTGATCTGTCTTCCGCTCCCAACATGGATTCCCGAATCCACCTATAGGTGTAACCTGGAGGTGCAGGCGGGGTGTCCAGCTTTCGCACTGGTTGCCACGGTCGTCGCCGAGCTTCTTTATCGTGCGCTCCGGCCTCACGCGATGAACGGGGGTTTTGTTTACTTTCAGCCATCATCTTGCACTCCTGTTTGCAACTTTTTGCTTCTCTTTTGCCACCACCTGGAGCCAGCGCTCCTCAGTCATGTTGTGGGGCTTCAAACCACGAAGTCTTTCAAGTTCGCTCTTAGTAAACTTAACACCGCCCTGACTGCCTCGTGTTTGTTGTCGTCCACCAGAAGTGGTCGAAGCAACTCTTTGCACGGCGGGTTGCTTCGTATTTTGTTCGACGTTCTCCGCATCAGCTTCCTCGCCAACGCTCAGATTTGGGTAAACTCTGCGGACCCTTGAATCCAGAGCCTGATAATAATCTTCAGAATCAGGCTCAAAGCCCTCGTTTATTAAATTGTAGTGAGTGAAATATGCGAACTGCGTCGCTTGCAAGTTCTCTTCATCAGATTGATCACCATACCACGGATTCTTCGAGTGCCAATTTTTTGCCTCTGGGGTGGGATCTGGAGCCGCCGCTTGTTGAGGCGCTTGCTCTGGTTGATAGGTTTGGTAATTTTCTTGACCCTGAACGGGTTGCTCCGCCGCTCGACGAGTTTTGGCCACGCGCAACTTTTCTTTCTGGATCGCGATGTCGTTTTTCAGCGAGTCCGCTTTGGACATTAAGTCAGGATCACCTGCCTGCACCGCTTTTCGATAGATATCGTCAACCTGCGCTTCTTTCGACTTAAGCGCCTCCTCTTCTTTTTCGAGAACGGTTGACTGTTGCTGTTGAGCAAGCTGTCGGAACTGCTGGAGTTCTTGATCTTTTTGCAGAGCCAAACGCTCGTATTGCTCTGCACGTTGTTCCGCCGCACGAGTTTGTGCGTTCAACTTGTTAATTCGTTTAGAGACGCCTTTGGTATAGCTGTCCAACTCATCGTCATTGCTGACCGAGGACTGCTCCTCTATCGGATCGTCGGTCACCTCTATTTTTAACTCAGGCTCTGTCTGCTTTTGGTCTTGGGCTGTGTTTTCAATCATAAAAAGCTCACAATGTCGTCGGGGTCTTCGATGGTGGCAATCACCTCATCATCGTTGATGAGTCGGATCTCTTCACCGCCGTCCAGTTTCATTCGGCTTCCTGAATATCGGCCTATCAGAACCCACTGTTTTTCAGTGCACCACGGCTCTGGCCCATACTTTTCTTGATCATTGTAACAAAGCGGTCCCATCTTGAGGACGTAAGCTACAACAGTTGCTAACGCTTCTCGGTCTATCGTTTCTTTAGTGAGAGCAATGCCCCCTTTGGATGTCATGCGACCCTTGTAGGGCAGAACCAGCATTCGCCAACCAGAGGGGTTGGGCATTCGATCCATAATCGACAGATCGATTAATTTGGGATCTAACACTCGATCACTCGAATCGACGTATACGCTGCCCAAATTCACTTCGCTCATACTTTGTTATCCTTGAAATACTGAGAAACTTCTTGCTGTATCAAGTTTAACGCAGTTAGTTCTCCTTGCAACGATCTGTAGTGCTCAATATCTTTCAACAAACCGTCCATCATCGTTGTTTGAATCAAGCTTTGTCGGTCCTCGATCACTCGCTTTATTTTTTCTGCAAGTGTTATGTCATCCATTAATCGCGCTCATGAAAATCAAAACCGCGAGTAGCAGCGCCTTGACCACGCGCTTTGATAACGCGAAATGACCCGCCGACAGTACGTCTCACAAGCTCTGGTGTCGTGTGTATCGTTTTAATATTTTTCGTTTGCGAGGTCACTTTTTCAACCCTGCTCATATCTTTGATAGTCATTTCTTTGTCCTTTTTGTTGTGGCTTTTTTAGCCAGCGTTTTTTTCGCTGCAATCTTCTTTTTTGGTTTTTCTTCAACTAGCACCGGTTCTAGCTCAGCGACCGGCCCAGCAATCGCCGCCCCTGAAAGACGGGACAACTTTTCTGCGATGCGAGCGTCAGTCGCAGCTTTTTTTGCTCGCGCCTGCATCTCTGCAGCCTCCGCTGCGGCTCGCTCAGCAGCACGCTCCAAGCGTTTCATCGCCTTCAACTCTTCTTGAAATTTTAGTTTGTAACTCGTCGTCATCGACTTTCTCCAAATTTCGTCTGTAACTCGGTAAGTTTGAGATTTGCTTGTTGTTGCAGTCTTTGCAACGCAAGATCAAGTTTGTCGTCCGCTACCTCTTTCGACGTATTTATTCTTTGCTTGGCGATTTCTGCTTCAAGGAGCTTCTCACGTCTTCGCGACTCTTGTTTTTCCTCAAATTGATTTTGCTCCGCCGCAAGCTCTGCGCCACGCAAATCCAACTCTTGCTGTCGTATCTGTACCAGAGGATCTTCTTCATTGCCTTGTCCGATTGAAATGAGCAACTCTTGCGTAAGTTGAGCAAGAATCGGCGCAGAAAACTGTTCAACAATCATTTGCAACTCTTGCATGGCCATCTGGGCTTGGTCTGGCGGAAGTTGGCCAGTTTGCATCGCTTGATTGATCTGCTCCATCTGCTGGGTCACTTCTGGTGGTACTTGTTGTTCAGCGAGCTGAGCCGCCAAGAACTGTA